TCAAACTAATTCTAACTCTTCTCTCAATGCTCTTTGTAATATTTTAGAAAAATTTAATTTTTTAGCTTCGGCCTTATGGTTAAGCCAACTAGGAATAGTAAGTGTTTTTTTTACAGCTTTATTATCAGTTTTTTTAAGATACTCTTCTTCATCCCACTTCACTAAGTCTATAAACTCTCCATCTTCACATTTAATTGTAACTGGATCACTAGGTTTGGGTAATTCTTCTCCATCTTCAAGTAAAGAATATAAATATAAGCCCAAGGCATCCTCTGCCATATCAACCGCCTCTGTCAGCGTATCACCCTCAGTTACACAGCCTAATAAATCAGGAAAGCTTACTGTATAACCACCATTGACATCTGCACTAAATACAGCCGGGTACATCTCCTTCCGCATGTTTTCCTCCTTTCAAATTGATGCTTCCAACACCTTAATCTTGATTGCGGGGCTATTTGAGCCCCGCTTGTTTCAAGATTGTATGTAACGTCTTAGGCTTCAAGTCTTTTTTGTGAAGTGGTATCGTTACACGTCCCTCTTTTTCATGATGTTTCATGATATGATGTGAACCACGAACTCTATCAACATACCATCCATCACTTTCTAAGTTTTTCATAAGGTCTTTAGGTGTGGTCAAGCCATTTCCCCTTTCTTTATTTTATGCTCATATCATAACACGTATTTATACGTATGTAAAGTATCGTCAAAAACAGCGAAACTATGTTACCACTAATTTCATCAGCTGTTCTTATTTACGAGATCTGATAATCCGTGACACTTCGAGCAATCGCCCTAGCGAAGTCGTCAATGCTATTCTTCAACAAGGATAAATCTTCCATGTTGTCAATAAACGCAAGCTCTACTAGTACGGCAACGGCCTCGGTATGCTTTAGTACATACAAATTACCATTCTTTGCGCCACGATCAATTGTAGGCAGACTTCTAACAATTTGTGATTGAATACAGTTTGCCAATCGTTGGCCATTATAGGATGTATAATATGTCTCTGTGCCGCGCGCTTGATGACTCACGCACGCGTTGCAATGAATACTAACAAATAAATCTGCCTCATACGCATTCGATGCGTCGCAGATTTCGTACAACTCATTGTATTGCCCTACGGTGCACTCTACACCCACAGCGAGCAAATACCTCTCAACAAGCTCCGCACATTCAATCGCTATATCTACTTCACGATCACCAGTTACAGGATTAACTGCGCCACTATCTAATGTTACATGATGTCCTGGATTAATAAATACTTTCATAAGTCTTCCTTTCTTATACTAAAAAAGCACCCTAGTAGGCACAGATAAAATTTGATAAGACAACCATAATATATTGCAAAGATGAGATACAAAAGCACATTATGCTCTTGTATCTCGTTATTGCCGTTATACCACATACTGTTTTGAGTAGTTTATTTTTTTATATGCATCTTCTCCTCCGCCAGCTGCGCCAGTGATGATTTTAATTTCTCAGGTACAGGCATTCCTGCTTTTCCTGCATTTTCAATAATACTTAAACACTCAATCGCTAAATATCCCGATGCCGTGGCTGTGTAAATAATACGCATATCTAAAAATAGCGCCAGCTTCATGCTGAACGCCACTAATGCTAATATTAATACTTTTTTCGTCATCCCTATTGTGCCCCGTTTGCTATCCAACTTTAACCCTGGATTGACGTATGCTGCAAACCAACCTAATAGATAATCAATTACCATTGCCCATATTAGAATCTCAACATATCCATCCTTGATTGGAAATATATATGATATAACGGATCCCACCACAGCTCCGCACGTGGCCCATACCCGCTCCGTTGCCGTCGGTATCATTTCTTTTACTAGCTCCATGTTATTCGCTCCCACTTTCTTTTCCTCTATAGTTAGCTATCCACTCGTTATCATTTTCTATCTCTATTCAATAACTAAAAACTTACTATGAGAAAATTCATAAGGGCACCCCTCATAGTTTTCTACGCTAGTATTATATGTAAAATCGGCTGCATCATTTGTACCAGGCTTACAAATAAGCCCACGATAATTCTCCCAATCAACATCAAAAGGTACTGCCAACGTAATCTTTTTGACGCCAATATCGTTGATAAAATAATTAACAGAATTATGACTTCTCATATTTTTACCTTTAGGAATTACTATTAAATTTGCTTCTGGATGCATCAATACAATATCTTGAATCATCCACGCTTTCTCTGCCACAATCAATATATTCTCTAACTTGCATTCACGCAATGCTTCCAGTCGAGGTTTTATGTCATTATAATGGTCATCTATTCGCAATAGATTTACATCACCATAACTAGTCCTAGAAAGGCTTGCTATGAAGAGGTCTTTCGGGTTCCTTTTTTCTCTGACAAGAAAATCTCGACTATCATTATCCCAGATAGTCTGTGCTGCTGACATATCCCATCCCGGTGGTAAAACAAGTGGGATAGTCTCTTCCCGTTTTACCGACAATTGAATTTGTTTTACATTACCTATATCAAAATTAATAAAGCCTTCCTCTAAATGTTCTTGAATAGAAAAGCCTTGAGGTATCTCGATAGCAACTTTCTGTTTATCAAGTTTTTTCGGATAATCAATATGTTGTTCATCAAAATCGGGTATTGTTAATGCGTGTCCAGAAAATCCTCCGCTCAATGTAACTGTTGTTGGAAGTTCTGATAAATATATACGTTTTTTATCTAACTGCGGTTCTTGCCTAGGTAAGTTTGGGCTTATCTCATCTATAATTTTTTTAGCAATAGCCTTTTTATCAAATTGTTCTGTAACAAAGTTTTTATATGCATACTCTGCATATTCTGCCTCTAACTCTTTTTCTAAGCCATTTTGATTAGCTATCCCTTCTTTTCCCGGCAATACAGTTAATGTAATCTCTAAAGTTTTATCAATAGATGTAATTCCTATCCCCATCATTTACCCTCCATTCTATACGCATGACCAGCTGAAATATTAGCAATACCCTGTAATATTCTAATTTCTTCCCCATCCTTACTCATTTGTACATCATAGTACGCTTTGAGATATGATCCATACTCAGTATTAGCACGTAATTTTGAAGTAATTTCACTAGGAATATATAGTCTAATTCTATTTGGTGCAACTTTTTCCACCTGACCTTTAAATGCAAATGTTTTATCTCGTAAAGAATACCTTCCCGCAAACTTAAACTCATATTCGTCAACATTAAATTCCTCCAAATTTACATCTAGCGTGATTGTTAAGTAGAAATCATCACCCTGATTAATAAAAATATCGTATACCGGTACCCCATTCTCAGCTTGCATAAATATTTTCTTCCTTTCATAGCAAAAGCACCCCAAGGGTGCTTAATTTTAATTTATTCAATATCTGGTTTACTATTTTCTTCGTATACCGCCAACCACCTTAACAATCCGTCCGTTACTGTTACTTTACATCACTAGGGCTATCTTTAAGCCTTTCCTCTTCTTCATCAATAAGCCAATTTGTGACGGAGTTTACATATTGTTTTGGTACCTGCCGCTTCTTTATATTTTCTTCATCAATAGTCATTACTCCAGCTAATACCATTCGCCCATATATAGGTATCATAAAATCTAAAATCATTTGTTATCTCCTTTCAGTTTTTCCAACTCCTCAGATAATCCGATGATGGCGTTCATCATCTCAATGTCTTTAGATAATGTGGGTATTCTGTCTTTAGATAATGTGGGTATTCTGTCTGTTGATTCTTCAATATACGGTATGGAATCCGGTAGCGGTGGTAATTCTTTGATACTGCCATCCACCAATCTGATTCGGTTATAGTCATATACAATATCTGTTTCAATGATTGTATATCCTTCCATAGGCTCTATAAGATTTTCAGCAACGGATGCCAAATGACCATCTGAATCAGCGAATATATAAAACACACGAACCTCCTTTCTTACCTAGTGTCCAAAAATCTCTCTACTAATGGTAGCCATCCTAAATATAGAAATCCTTCAGTAGCAGGCATGAACTTTATTTTATGTTAAAGAAGTAGTTATTTTTTAGTTGCTATTACAGAAACGTAAATACGGAAATACCTCTGGTAGCTATCATTTGATTGTGTTCTATTATTATCAAATGCTATTACTTGTCTCGTATTGATAAGTCCTATAAAATAGCGCCGCCAATAATATGAATCATGTTTATCGCCAGATCTCGTTTTATCATAATATTCTTGGGCGACACAATACCCTAGAGAGTTTATAGCTTGATTATATCTATTAGTTGAGTATCTCCACTCTGTATTCCAAGGGGCTGTAGCTCGACCACCATCTATTTTTCCTGCTACACCACTAATCAGAAATGTACAATCGCTTTCTGTAAACCCTGCTGGTATAGGACAATAATCGCCATCATTTACAATATACCGTTCAACGGTAGTTGCAACAACCTTTAGCCCACTAAGTCGCATACTATCAGCATCAATCTTCGATGCAGTAATATGTGCTCCTTTAATGTTGCCATTGGCATCAACACTAAAACTACCACTATCATTCCGTATTTTCGTCCCAATAATTTCGCCACCATGTACTGTTCCTAAATTAGCAGTAATCGCAGATAAACTGTTGATGCTCATTTTATCCGCTGTTATTGATTTTGCTGCTATCATTTTATTCACTATAACGTTATCATCGAACTTTGTGGTCCCTGTAATATGGATATATTTACCATCAATCTTGACTGTCTCTTTAGATAAATTAATCTGCGAAATAATTTTATCTTTATCTGCTTTTCCTGCTAAGTCTGCTTTATCAGCTTTCCCTTTTATTGCCTCTGTTATTCTAATACTAATACCATTATCTAATTGCGTTATTCTACTACTCAATCCTGATACACTATTAGCCACTTTGCTATCAATTGACTTTGTAAGCTGGGTTATTGATGTTTTTACCCCATTCACATCTTTTACTGTACTCGTGATTGTGTTACTCAATTGCGTAATCTGTGAACTAGAATTATTTGTTTTCGTAACCAATGCTGTTATAGACGTTCCCATTTGAGTGATTTGAGAACTTAATGTATCTGTCTTTTTCACGGTAGAGCTAAGAGACTCGCTTAACTGCGTAATTCTTGTATTCGCTCCATTCGCAGCATTTACCGCCGACGAAACTGAATCGCTTAATTGTGTAACTCGTGAATTTACTTCCTTTACACCGTTAGCTACCTTTGCATCAATCGCTCCATCCAATTGAGTAATTCGCGAGTTAATCGCAGATATATCCCCTTTTAAAGACGACTTTGCTCCACTAGCTATCCTTGTATCAATTGTACTCAGTTCATCATTAATACTTGTTATAGATGATTTTACACTGTTTAGAGACTTATCTACAGTATCCGGGATAGATGCTAATTGCTCATCTATGAGCTTTATATTTTTTTGCATCTCCTTTAATCCTAATTCTTCTTGATTAATATACTCACTCGGAATTTGTGCCCGAACAGCTGCAGTAGTTTCAATTGACCGCACACCTTCGCCAAATACATCAACCATAGCAACCTGTAATGTATACACGCCGCCTTCTAATGGTATAAACAGCTGCCCCGATAAGCTATAAAACGATGCCTTACCATCAATATACACATTAGCTCCCACCAGCTTATCAGCCTCCATATATGATAACTGTACCGTTAGCCCCCCTAAACTTGATACGGCTTTCACCGTCGGAGCTTGAGATGCTGGGAAACTATATGCTATTACCAACGCAGCACTATATCCTTTTTGTGGACTATGTGCCAATATATATATTGTCCCGGCGCGACCTTGTAACTTACTTACGTCCGCTACATCATATATGGTACTATTCGTTTTCCCCACTAGCCCATTTGGATTACCTGCGGATTGATTCGTACGGATTTCATAATAATCAATGTAGGTATTCGTTACTGCATCGAACTCTACACGTACCGTTTTACCAGTCAACCGAACTACCCCCGTTGCCGGTTTATTAGGTACTTGTATATCCGCATCATTTACAACCGCCTTCAAGGTAACGGTAGCTACATGCAATGATTCATTACCGCTTGTATCAATCGCTTTTACTCCATATGTATACGTGCCGCTTCCGGAAATAAATGTCGTATAGCCCGTACTCCCTGTGTGATCCACTAATACCGTATCACCTTCATACACCTTGTAACCGGATATATCGCTTTCCGGATTACCACGCCACGACAGTTGTACTACACTGCTATTCCTGTGATCTTGCACCGCTTTTACGCCGGTTACATCACTAGGTGGAAGCTCCTTACCTGCAATATAAATGGTTTGTGTAACCGGGGCCCCTACTTGCCCTACTTCATTTACACAAACAACCTGTACCGAATAATTATCTACCGGCACATTTGGTATTACCGCCTGAGTTTCACTTCCATCTACCGTAGCGTATAGCGTATATTCAGTAGCACTATCCGGCTTATAGTATACGCGCACTTCGGCCGCTCTTTGATTTCTCGGTAATACCCAACGAAGATTAATGTTAGCTGTCACCGTTCCATCCTTCATCGTAACGATGGATTTTGTTAGGGATAGCTGGCGCACATATACGCCCAACTTAGTCACATCCGGTATAATGGTCGGCACTTGATCACTATCAGTACGATACAACTCCTCATAATATTCTATGGCTGTAATCTTACGGGTTTGTTCGCTATGACTCTTCGTGATTGACAGTACCCGGAATGGTTTCGCCACTTTATTCACTTCACCGAATGCATATAACGACTCATTGGCTATTTGTCCTGGCAACTCTTTCACTGTCACTCTATTACCTACAACGGCCATTACTGCATATGTCTCTACCGCATCCGTCTCACTGTTACGGATCAATAGCTTATATGTCTTTCCCGGTTCCGTTTCTACGGTTTTATCAAGAACTATTGTTTGCCCTTCTACCGACGCTACTCTGCCGCCTTCGCCCCATTCCGGTACATCGTGCTGAATCAGTATGACATCTCCTATCGTACAGGCAATAGCATCCACGAAGGCTTCTATCGTAACCGTCCGTACTTCATATGCATTACATCGTAAGAAGTGACGCCCATGCTTATATGCTTGTTCTAATGAGGTGCATCCCATTAATTCTATTTGTGTCGGGCTTTGCAGTGAATCCGATGCATCATAGGTATCACTGTATACAGGAATAACATCCCTCTCATAGGCCTTATCTTTGTTGATAAAGGATATTTCTACACAATTGGCACGATTCTCTTGCGATTGAAAGGCTTCCGAAAAACTATTCTGCTTAATGTTCCCTACGCTAAATAGTTGTACCGGCATGGTGGCAAAGTCACACACGCATGTAAACCTTGTCCCTCGTGGAATGACTTTCCCTCTACCGATTGTTTCCGGGTATTTCAATGCATCCCACAACCTACCGGCACTATCGTAAATGTAGTTAAAAGTAAAACCTCCGGCCGTACATTTCTCTGCCCAATCTTTAAAGGCATCATAGTCGATACGTCGCGCCGGTACGCCTTGTACATCATAGGTACTCCCAATCGTTTTACACTGATGCAGAATATCATAACAGGCCCATGCCGGATTATCTGCGGGCATTTTATCGTAAGCATTTTTGTAAGGATTCCATACGTTTACCGTCCGTCTAACCTGTATCCACGTAATTTCAGGATCCGAGCCACTTAATTGAGAAGTCGCTAAGGCTCTCACCCCAATCAAAGCTTTTCCCGGATGCACAAAATCATCATATAGGATTTGTGTTAGCTGCCCCCAATACACCCGATTTACATATCGTAGAGTTGTCCCATCCTTATGGGCGCATCGCATACGTACCTCATATTTCGCCTTTTCTAATCTATCAAAGCGAAATACGCGATACATCGCTGTATTGGTAGCCTCACTAATAACACCTCTATATTCATCTCTTCGTATCTCTGATCTACCTCGTAACCAGCGTACAAAACCTTCTCTTCCTGGCTCCGTAGGAAATTTATCTACTTTTTCTACAAAGGCTGCTACGCCTTTATTATTGGCTAATGGCAGACTATTCCATATGGTATCTCCTACTTTTCGTATCTGTGCCTCTAATATTACAGACGTTTTATCCATACCACCACTATCATTTGAGTAGTACAACCCATTAGGGAATGATACGGCAAGTTCAATCCCTTCACATGCATCACCTTGTATTTGTTGTGTTGACCATTCGTTAGTCAATTCATAATTCAACGATTGGTCTGCGTAGTTATCATTAAAATTAGGTATCACCGTTTGGTCATTCGTGCCATACCGTATATCCACCTGTACATCTTTATAATTGCCTATGGGGTTCTCACCAATACGAATATCCCGTATCTCATCTAACGGCCCCTCCCCGGCACAATAGAGTAGGTTTAAATACTGCTTATCCCCATCACTAATAACATGCCTTGATAGTAATACACCGCCGGACTTCATCGTCCCGTATGTGACTGCCAACGGATATCCTTGTCCGGTTAGCGTTTTTGCTCCGCCCCAGCCATATGTGGTACTTTGCTCCGTGCTGTTCGTCATATCCGGTCTAACCGCAGTAAATTTGGATATAACCATATTGCCAATCATCCCTATTGCCATAGCTGCCATGGATTTCCAAAATAAGTTCATCCCACCGAATATCCCATGTGTGGCACCCATAATACCACTAGTAGCCACTGCAAGTCCTATGCTCAGCACAACGCCTAGAAACTTCTTTCCCACATAGGGCATAGCCACAATATACGCTTCGTCTTTTGGCTGCACAGCCTTATCAACGACCGCACCATCAACGGTATATATCCATCGCCCCGGCTCATTTACATAGTCCGCTACGGTTTTACCCGGTTTATACGGCACCATATGTATGTCTCGCTGTTTGGGATTAAATGGATTCCGTACAATGATTAAATGAATCAACCTGTATCCCTCCTTTACGCCGATACACATGCTTCAGCTTCACCATGTACTTATGCAATCGTTCAATACATACGCCGCTTCCCTCCGTAGCATGCATAAACTGCCCGCCACCAACATAGATGCCTACATGATCCAGCGTTTGTCCGTATAGAGAAAATACTAATATATCGTACATCTCCGGTTCACCTTGTATTTCCTCAAATGATTCTGCTTCCGCATCAATGGCCGTATACGGCGGTAGGCTAATGTCCAACTCGCCATATACGGCTTGTACCAAATCCCAACACTGCAACGTATCAAAAGGAATCCCGATAAATTTACTTAACATATACACCTCCCTGCGGTATTGTCGGTTCACCGCCAAATCGTACGCTGTTGCGCAACTCCCTACACCGGGATAGCGTCTTATTGCACTGCATTTCGCGTCCCGTATATCCGCATTGCGGGCTTTTAAATTTAAAAGGGCAATAATCTTTCATCATTCGCACTAAGGGAAATCGTCTTGTAAAACTAAATTCGGACCCTAGGGTAAATATCATCCACTGCGCTGTCGCTTCCGTTCCCGTAATAACAAAGCTTTCTTCTACTTCTGCTACATCGGGAATCTTGCTATTCACGACACGGATAATCACTTCTGCCCCGGTATATCCATTATGTGCTTCTACCATCCGTTGAATTGTCCCGGTCACATTCGATACTTGAAGCTTCGCCGTAGGCAGCTCATTATTATTCTCCGTTATATCATCCAGTGTAAAGGGAAAGGCATAGTATGTATTGCCTTGATAGGCTATATTTTCCGTGTTATTCACTAGCCGTAAGGCCTCTTCACCGTCATAGCGTATCTCTAACATCAACAACCATACGCCGTCCGTACTGACTTTGTTTTTCTCTATAATTGATGCTGTCGATAGGTTTAGCACCGCTTACACCTCCGTTACTTTAATACTACCGGTATAGCAATCATAGTCAGATAGTTCAAACTCAAAATCGCCGTCAAACCGTACGGTCAATTTCTTTCCGGACAAACTGTTACCCGGTATATCGGGGTACGTCCATAAAAATGCAAGGGCATTTCCTTTCACTTCGTTGTAATAGAAGTGCCGTAGCCGTTCATAATCCGTAATTGGTAAGCGTGACCAGCTCAACGTAAATGACCGCGGTACTTTCGTAAACCGCGGCCGTGTAAACATGGTAATACCATCTGTCTGCCCTTTTATCGTATGATCCGGTATCGTTTCCTTTAATGGAAACGACGGCCGTTTTATCGTTGGAAATTCCATATTCATTCTCCTATCGTACCGCTAGCGCATCCCGCAAGCCTCCGGAATTAGTGTTGTACGCATCTAAGAAGACGCTTACAATATACTCTTTTCCATCAAAGCGCGTATTGCTCTTAGCACTCATCTCGGTGCCGCTATTATTGTTCACTATCAGATTAACCTTCGGTGCTACGGGAGCCGCTGCCATTGGCATTTGATTGCTAATCCGTCCCGATTGATACGGCGTAAATATCTCGGGTCCACGCTCACCGACAATATAGGATTTACCGTACGCCACGGGGCCGCCGGTCGCACGTGTGCCAGCTACGGCCGGAACCGCCGGAGCTGCTGGGGCTCCGCCTAAGAATCCACCAATCCATTTAGTAACCATCTGATTAATAAGGAACCGTGCAATTTGCTTCACCATATCCGAAAGCAAATTAGAAAAGGCTTTACCGATAGAATCAAATCCATCTGTCAATGCATCCACAAATCCGTTGGAGAATGCCTCACTCATAGAGTTGAACATGCCATCACTAAGAGCCTTCATCTGTTGCCCTTGATCTTTCAAACGATTATACTGCTCTTCAAGCGTCGCTCGCCACGCTTCTGCCATTGTTGCCGGAGACTTGCGCAGCGTATCCCCTCGCTCTTTCTCCAACACGGCTAACTGCGAATTATACCACGCTTCCACCGTCAACTTTGCCTCTGCACTATCTTTTGTCAGTGCGATTTCTTTTAGCTTTTGTTCCCGTTGGCGGTTCAGCTTTTCGACACCGATGGTATATTCTATCTCTGCTTGCTCTCGCAAATCGTTTCGTACCTTCGCCCAAGCCAGCTTTGATTCATTGACAATATCCGTATTTGCTTCTTTCCACGCCTTGACCAGCTTTTCTTTAACAACCGATTCATATTCTGCCATCTTTGCCTTCAGTTTCGATGTATCAATGCCCATCTCCGAAGCTTCTTTGATAGTCTTTTCGTACCCTTTTAAGCTTTGCTTAAGCTTGAGTACCCCTTTTTCATACACTGTGCCGGTTTCCTCGGCAATCTTATCACTGATAGCCAGTATACCCGTTTCTATTTTTTCAGACAGCTTCTTCATTTTCTCGGCCATGCGTTCGGCTTCTTTCGCTGCCTTATCGGCACCGCTGCCCCCTCGGCTACCACCGCCTCGACCTCCGCCGCCCTTAGCCGTATTGCCAGCTCTGCGGAAACCTTTACCTTCTCTAATACCATCCGAAGTCTCACTATCGCTACTGCCACTATCTGCCGATGTGTCTCCGCTAATCGTAGTCAGTGACGCCAACGTTTGTGCTACTCGCGTCTTTCCTAAAAAGTTAGATGCGCTATTAAATGCGAAGCCTACTGCTTTTCCGATGGCACTACCTATAGCCCGTATACCGTCACCTACTGCACCTAATGCGTCAAGTGCTTGATTCACAAAATTAACGATACCGTCATATACCGACTTCAACCAATTACCGACAATGCCGATATACTTATTGGCAAACGTTACTAACGCTGTACCGGCTCCGCTATAAAAACGATTTAATACAGCTACAATAAGTCCTATGGCTGTACTAACACTTGCCCGTATAGAATCAAACACCTCAGCTATGGTATCGTAAATGCTTTGTCCTACATTTGCGACAATGTCACAGGCCGCCGATAATCCTTCTTCAATCCATGTACAAAGATCATCTACCCAACCCACTACAGTATCAATAATACCGTTAAACGTTTCCTCTACACTGTTCCAGACTTCTTCCGTCCAATCACTAAAGGCAGTCTTCGCATTATCCAATCCCTCTTCGATATCATCACTAATTGATTTAACCCATTCTGTGACTTCTTTAATTCCATCAGTGATATCACCTACGGCGGCCATGACAATACGTACCGTATTCACGATGGCCGATGCAATCGTGTCGCTAATGGTTAGTAGCAGAGATATGTTTTCATCATTTGGCAAGGCTTCCCATAAATTCAGCAAACTATCTTTCACGTTAGCAAAAATATCTCCGCCCGTAGACAGTGCTAATTTAAGACCATCAAATGCTTGCCCTATTGAAGTAAATAGATGCGCTACATTTTCCGCTATCCCCGGCGGTAATAGTTCCGTGAATATATTTGCCAATCCGCCTTTATTAATTCCGGCTAACATGCCATCAAACATATCCCGCACATGGCCTACTATATTTTCTGCTACCTCAAAGATAGGCTCGCCAATCTTCCCCAGTATCTGCGACGAATTATCCCGTATAGTTGACCACATGCCATCCCAAGTATTGGCAAGTTTTTTCATCATATCCGGGAATCGCTCATTCATACCGTCGGTAAGTGCTTTGATGGCTGTATCGGCATCTATCCCTAAATCCCCGATACGATCCATCTCATCAGCTGCTAAGCCAAGGTTTTTAGCCAGAATATCTTTTACCGGCACCCCCAATTGAGACAGCTGCATAACATCCTGCCCCATCAATTTACCGGTTGCCTTAATCTGACCTAACACAAAGACCATATGTTGCAAGCCTTCATTCCCTCGGCCTAGCCCGGCTGCTGCGTTTCCTGCTGCCGTAAGCGTAGGAATTAACTCCTTCGCCTCAAAACCAAATGCTTTTAGTTTTTGTGCGGCCGGTGCAATTTCACTAAATTCAAAGGGCGTTTCTGCAGCAAACTTTTTCAGCTTCTCCATGACCCGAGCCGATTCTTCCACGCTACCAAGCATAGAGTCAAACGCTATTTTTGACTGCTCAAGTACAGCATTATACTGGATAGACGTACTCATCGTACTACCTATTGCTGCACCAACTGCCAATACACCTCCGGCGACAAGCCCAATAGGTCCTACGGTTGCACCTATAGCACCTAAACTACCGGCTAATCGCATAGCTCCGCCGGTAGCCGTAGAAAGTACCGGGGCTAAGTTACCGACTTCATTAATTACAGTACCAATATTTCCACTTTTGATACTGTCCAGTACGCCTTGCGTCTTACTCGTTTCTACCTTCACCGTAACCGGCTTTTCTGCTTTGGCTTTCAGCCTTGCAATCTCCGCTTCCGCTGTTTTCGTATCCGCATCGATGCGAACTTTGGCCGCTTTCTCCGCAGTTAATTTGGCCATTTTCTCGCTGCTGGCTCGTATTGCTTCGGCTGATTCTGCCTTTGTTAGCGCAATTCTTGATTGTGACGCTGCTATGGATGCTCTCAACTCATTATTGATAGCGTTGATACGCTCGTTGGCCTCTTTCTTAGACAATGCCCCTTGCTCTAAAATAGCTGCTCTTTGAACCGCTGCAGTGGCTCTTGCCTGTGCCATTACTTCCCGCTCTGCGGTTATTTTCTCCGCCGTTACAGCCTTGATCGTTTGTAACTGCGCTTTTACCTCTGCCAGCTGCTCTTTTACATTATCGGCAACGGTAATTGTCACTTCCGTATCCTTGAGCTTTGCTACATTTTGTTGTATCTTCGCTACCGCTTCCGATATATAATCTTCCGCTTTAATCGCTACGGATATCTCTTTCGTGGCCATGCGTATTCACCTCCTCTATCAATATGGCTTCCAACGCATGTAGCTTAGTCAATATTGCTTCATCCATCGTAATCCCCAATACGCGCGCTACCAGAAAAACAGCGGTGTAGTCTAATCCGACTACACCGCTAAAGGTTGTCCTAAGCTGGGTTTGCACATGTCTCCACAGATGCCAAGCAATTCGATTCTCTGCCATTAATATTGGCCGTCTATGCTCACATCCTTCGCATGGTGTTTCCTTTTGCTCCTGTATATGCAGCTCTACGCACATCATACAATACTCTTTTGAGCTAGATAACTCCCAGCGTAGGACATCTATTAGTTTTTTACTTCTTCCCAGCTACCATAGGCTTTGTTATATGTCTTTAACGCTAACTGTACCAGTTCACCATACGGCAAATCATCTAGCTGTACATCACCGTACACATTATCTAAAATCCAATCCACCATATCAAACATAGCTTTGTTATCTTGTCCTTCTTGTTGTCCGGAAAATACCATATCATGACCTGCCTTACGCATGGCTTTAATTTGCTTACGAGTCATTGCACGTACCTTAATGGTAACCGTGGTTGCTACTTCCTTCGCTTTCGGCTCTACGGCTTCCGCTTCTACTACTTCCGGTTCTACTACATTCTTAGCTTCCATCTGTTCTACTGTAATTTTTACGTCTTCCATTGTCTATTCCTCCTATTAATAACTTACCTGATTATTTTTTACTACCACAGTAACAATGCTTGTGCCGTCTGCCGAAAATGCACGCCACGTTACATCTACCGTTACACCTGCCGGTCCTGAAATAGGTGCATCAAACGGTTCAAATTGTACCGTAGGCATCGTAAACGATACTGTAGTTCCATCAGCTCGCTTAAATCCGATTTCTACCGGCACCGATTCGCCGTTATCTGCTTTATCTAACCACTCCGTATCCGTAAACAACGCTTTAACAGTGCCATTCACCTTCATAATGCCTTCCGGAATATCTCCGCGAACGCCTCCGCCGCCAACTACATACTGATCACCGTCAAGATTTGCATTAATCTCAATGCTGCCTTCCTTCACGATACGGCTTTCTGTGCCACCGATTTTAATGTACGCATCATTTTGTGCGATACGTTGCAAAGGTACTACTGTCGGGCTTGATGTGTACGCTGTACCGCTTTGCTCGCGTGCTGCACCCATTACGTTATAAGAAATCGTCATTTCTTGGTCCTGCCCATACTCAAGCTTCATTGTATTGATCTTTACACCCGTATACCGAATATATTTGTTTAAATCCGGAAAGCCTTTCTCTACGATCATAGATGGTTGGTCATCGCCAACGGTGAAAGTATGTGTCTTTGTCGCCTCTTCACCGGATGTTACTGGGGCACCAAATAAAGCTTTTAGCATGTACCCAATAGCTACATAATCCGCTGGCATGACAATATCACCTTCTACACTGACACGTCCTAAGGCCGGTTGCGAATCATTACGTGTACTGGTAATCGTATCACTTTCAATCAGCGTCTGATTCTTTACCAGCTCATTACTATTCATCGGCAATACATACCCGGCTTTTTTCTTTGGAGCTTCACCAAAAGATGCCTCAAAGTCTACCATCATAGAGGATTTATACCCTCGTGCTTGTTTCGCCATCGTATCCTCCTATCCTTTATATACAATCATTTCTACTTCAATTGATGCACCGATACGCGGACGTATCTCAGCTACCGTACCCCTAACGGAACGAATCGCTACATCCAACACTTGGATATCCGCATCGATGTAATCCGTTTCATTTTCATAGTCTGCCAGTGCCTCTTGAATCCTATTTTCCAATGCATACAATGCTTCATAACCTACTTCCAGTCGATTCTGCTCCGCTACTATGAATGCATCGATGCGAAACATAATCCGCACATCTTTAATTAAGCTTTTACTATTTACCGGCATTTCTTGCATACGTACTAACTGTACTTGCCCTTTACCGCCCGGTATAGGCTTTATCTCCTGTAAGGCATATCCGCCAATTCGTATCGTATCCGCTACGTTCTTCGCTTCAAGGTATGCCTTAATATGCCGTAAAATCGGTAGCCACATATTACCCCCTATATAACGGCACAGCCATAAATCCTACTGACTCTTTCTCTTCGCCGGTCAGCTTCTCTACCGTGATAGCTGCTTCTAATTCTTTTAAGCCCGCATCATAGATTTTGTACTTATCCGCATAGCCATCTTTTGCTTTCCCGGACTCACTCATATCCCACGTGCTGCCACCGGCATAACTTTGTTGTACACAGATTTCTCTAAATACATAGCACGAAATAAACCGCTTCACATAGTACGTGGCTTTCATATCTTCCATACGAACACCCAACGGTAAAGCCACATATGCCAGATACTCTTCGGCATCGCTAACGAGTTCGTCGGTAACAAATTCGCCCAGCAATATATCCTTGCTCTGCAAATCATAGCTATCTACCAGCATGAAACTCCACCTCCTTTAGTGCTCGATCCCTATACCGGATAAATATCTTTTCAATCTCATCCGCTTTCGCTTCAAGCGCATCATATAAAAATGGGTCTTCCTCCGTCCCCGGATGCATAACACTTTTAGCAAAATGAGGGGTTTTACCTTCAAACCACCGTAATGCCAATTTATTTTTTGCAAAAATGCGGTGTGCTTTCGACCCTTCATGTATAGGCGGACCATATTCGGCTACCTCCGTATCAAGGAAGATAACTGATTTAGGTGTAGAGTTGTCATCTTCATATCGTATTGTTACCGACTTTTCTAGGTCACCTACATTGGTTTCATACTTATGTGTTTTTCGCGCCTCATCTTGGACTTCAACGGCAGCGGCCTTCAATGCCAGTCGTATATTGTCCGCAAAGATAGCATCTGTACTACGCATGTGCCTTCAACGCCTCTTTAATCGTATCTACACTCGACCGCATAGAAATCCCTTTAATTCCCAATGCTTTTGCTTGACGCAAGAGCTCTGCTTTCGTCGGCTCCCTATGCTCCTCTTCTTTTACAGTCGTGGCAGCATCAGAGGGCGCATTGTCTGCGCCCTCCTTTACCGTTAATGTCTCTGTCCTCTGTGTCAAAGGTTCTTCGTGAAAGCCTTGGGACTTTAGTACCTCTACCGCTAACGGGGACGTTACGTACTGTACTTCATTCAATCGTACTAAGCGAATCATATGATCCCTCCTTAGGCTCCGGTATTCACCCATACACCGGCTAATTTATTGGTAGGAATCCACAAATCATGGAACTTACGATAATCAAGCTTCCACGCATCTGCCTTCTGATTGACTTCCGGTGTAAAGATGCGCACCTTATCCGTTTTAGACACGGCAATCGGTGCATCCTTCGCCATAATAATCCAGTTAATGCCCTTTGCCGATGCATCCGCTTTAAAGCCTCCGGCTTCTTGGCCGCTGGTTGTACCATCGTTAAATACGTACGCCGTCTTCATACGTGCCGACGGTACCGACAAAATAGGAATACCATTATAGGTCTTCACCTGTGTATTTACTTCCCCGGCTTTAAAATTAGCCACATCAATGTGACGTTCGATTTTTTCTACGCTATTGAGTACCGTGCGTACCGGTGTTGCCATGCAAATTACAAGGTTTACTGTATCCCCTACGATATCCTGAATATTGGTAATTTCTTCATCCAGCTTTTTCATGATGTTACCCGCATCAGGTGTAAACGCTGCCGTTTCATGGTTGGCCGCTTTTGCCAGTGCTGCAATACGAGAATACCGGTACGCATCCACTTCGGGAATCACCTGCAATCGCTGAAACTCACCCATTACATTGCTGGCCGTAGTAAGAAAATTCGACTCATCTACATCCATCGCATCAAGTTGGAATGTACGGCCGCGGTCCTGCGTTAATTTGTAATCGTCGTAGGAAAGCGTAACCGAACCTTGGTTGAATCCCAAATCACGGTCGTACTTGGCCAGTCCGGTAGTAGAAATCTTCGGCATACGCACCGTATCACCACCGTTATATTTTACATTGCGGGCGTTGGCTTCCATCCACCCCGATGTTGCCATAACAGCCATTTGCTTATCTAATGTTTCCTGGAATAATTTCGCTTTTTCGATTGTGTTAATTGCCATTTGCTATCACCCTTTCTTATAATCCCATGGCTTCCTCTACCATTTTTCGCTCTTCATCTCCGGATGCACCACCCGGGGCCCCTTCACCACCGCTTCCCGGTGTCTGTGTGTTCTTAACAGCCCACGGTCTGTCCTTCAGCCAATCCGCTACACAATCATTGATCGTCCCTTCCGTACCATCCGTTTTCGTATAGCTGTATGTACCGTCGTCTTTTACCTTGATAGCACCGCTTAACAGCTTTGCAAACTCCTCCGGATCCGTGGCATTGCTCTTCGTCAATGCATTCACGGTTTGCGCGGCAATATCTGCTCTAATACGCTTTTCTTCCGCCTCTTTCCGCGCTGACCGTTCCGTCTCCACGGTCTCCTGCAACGCTTTTACTTGCTCCGCTAATTGTTTGTACGCCTGTGTACCGGTACCATCGTCATTAGCTGCTGCATCAACCTTTGCTTGTAGCTCTTCCTTTTCTTTTGTGATCTTCGTTACCGTTTCATCGGCCTGCTGCTTCGCTTCACGATGTTTCTTCGCCTCCTCACTGAGCTTTGTCATTTCGGCTTTGATAGCTCCAATCAACGCTGCTCCATTATCAACACTCTCCAGTGCTGCGTACACCTCTGCTAATTTCATTTCTTCAACCTCCGTATCCAAAATCTATATAGTCGGCCTCCGCCGTAACTACCGTAATAAAAAATGCCCTGCACTCCGCTGTGCAAGGCATGAAAAAACCGCTTACTTGCGCAAGCGGCTTACGTCATTTCCCCCATACTAATTCACTCATATCTTTCATTGTCATGGGAGCCCATTTCTCTATCGCTTTTTGTAATGAACCCTCTTCGTCATCCTCAACGATTTCCCATTTTCCCCTAGCCGAACTATTAAGGTCACAGGGATGATTAATTAAATATACATAGTCTTCTTCGGAATCATCTATAACCCGCAAAAACGGTTCTTCAATGCCTATACACTCATAGACTTTGCCATCCGTCAGCGAATCAATGCCAAACGACTGCCCTACGTATCGTACCTTCATTTTTCCTCCCTTCTTTTCTTCGAAAGTTTAACTTTAAATTCAACATCGCCACAGTCTTTATGCCGGTACCAATGAATATCGAATATATGCTTGTCTGATAGCACCGTACCTACCATCTTACTCCATTCAGACGGTTCTCCACCGTACTTTTCTGCCAACTGCTCCGCCACTCGCAGCGTCGTATCACTGAAGGCCCCCGCAATCACACGCTTAGGCATAACTACGGTACGGCGTGGTATAAACCTTACGCCATCAATCGGTAACGGCTCATTCAATACAGCTTCTATGTTGATTATATCATCTGCGGTAGCTTTCGCCAATCGACCCTTGAGCTTTGTCCGACTATACCCTACGGCATGTTCTGTCCACGGATCACCAGCTTCTACCGACTTACTGCCATACACGCCTAGTAGTTGTTCTTTTTGTATTCGGTTCAACGTAGCAATATACTCGCGCCCTCCCTCTTCAATGCGCTCTACCGGTGTTTCATTATCTATCATTCCCCGTATAACAGGCTTTAACCGGCACATGCAATGCGGATGCACCGGGATGTTCGGTACTTTATCTTTAGGGAATATCCCTTTCCCCATGCCGTACAGGTCAGCGTTAGCATATAAATCGCAAATATCGCGCTTCGGGTGGCGACTGGATAGCTGGTATTGATAGGCTATGCAGTCATCATCATGTTGCCACTTTGCCAGGAATCCATCTACCCATGCCCTGGCACGTTCCGTCCGGGCTATTCGTTCCGCAAAATACCGTGTTCGTTCCTGCGTAGCCACGAATATCGCTTTGTGTATGGCTGCTTCGTTCCGTGTTTCGATGGCACTTACCAGCGCATCATACATAGCGCGCATACCTTTCGTATGCAGCTTATTGATATATTTCCGGATGCTCTTTACCTCTTTGGCAAATTGTTCTTTGCCCGCATCACTGCCGTTGCTTAGTGTAATAAGCCGTTTCATGAACTTAGGAATATCTTGTACCGGGATAGCTCCTCCAGCACGATACCCATCAAATATAGCCATCGCATTCTTTTTATAGTTTCCGTTGCGCCGTATTTGCTCTTCCAGTATTCGGCCTACTCGCTTTTGTACTGTAACGGATCCCCCGGTTGTCCTAGCAGATAATTTTAACTTGTCCGCCGTCCACGGCATAGATAATGCCGCTTCTACCGATGCCGTACCGGTTACCGCATCAACGGCCGCACCAACTACCCCACTAAGGGCACCGCCGTAGCCTTTCTCTGCTTCTTTCGGTAAGGATATTTCTATCTCCTGCCGTAATCGATGCATGACCGGGTATTCGCTATACGCTTGCTGCACGGCTTCTTTTACGGGTACCCCTTCATCAATGAGTTCTCGTAGACGTGCTTCGAATGCGTCAATCAGCTCTTGGGTATCCGGAATTATCGTCTTCATTTATACTACCCTCATCGTCAGGCTCAAATGCTTTCGCCTTTTGTATATCGTCATTAGCTGCCTCCAGCTCTTCTATAATCACATCATATACATCCGGCTCTAGGTTCGGCATATACGATGCTAATAACTTTTTGGCCACCTCTACATTAAAGGTTTCGCTCTGTAACTGTAAGTCTATCGCTTGTTGTGCTTGCGTTAGGCTTTCCGTTACATCGCTAATCTTAAAATCACGCGGATACTCGCAGTTATAATCGACAGTTTCACCTGCCCACTTTTCATATAAACTAATGATGTCCTTCTCCGCCTTTTCGCACTGTAACGCAAAGTCAACAAGTCGTTGATTGGTTCGTTCAAATTCCCATTGCCGGGCTACGCCGGATTTAGCCGACTCCACACCGATTACGCTATTAATGCCGGACATGCGGTACATTTCGCCTACCAGCCTATCTATTTGTTCCATAAGTATCTTGGCCGGTCCCGAATCCGGTGCTATGAATCCCGGTGGATTCTTTGCATCTATCGGATACGTCAATAGATTATTAACCCCTATCGTCATATCCTGCATTTTATCTGCCGATTGCATAATTAAAATATTAAAGGTCTGATTATCACAAATCTGTGTTAGCAAGCTGCATAAATGGTAAATATGTAGATTCGTCTGTGCAATGGCTAAAAACTCCGGTACCGGTAATACTCTTGTAGGATCCGTATCACGTCCGAACCATTGTACTACCGGTACTTTGTTTAAATTGTGCTTTCCTTCACGTAATACCTTCCCATCCGCATCAATCACTCTCCAGGTTGTCATTGTCCATTCATATTTACGGGTATGCCACTTGTCATTATCATATACCGTTGATTTATACGTGAAATCTTTTAGCCTTCCCGTCTCATCAAAATGCCATGCCTCTACATCCTTCGGTAAGACGGCTTTTAAAAACGGTAATGCCCGCGTATCCAAATTCTCTTTATCGGTTATCCCCAACGCAGCTGCATTATCCACAACGATATACACAACGCCATACAATTTAGCATTCGTTGCCTGTCGACGTATAAAGTTTTGTAGCGACGTCCCTATGCGGTCTACATTGTCAAAAAACATCGTTAGCTTTTTCGTTGGCCTATACTCACGCCGTATTTCATCTTTAAATACCGGGGCCACCGAACAGTCTACAATAGGAGCCACGTAATTTAAGTAATAGGCCAATTGTTTTCGCCGTCTGTAGTTGGCATTCGATTCCCTCGCATGTCTCATGAGGGCACTGCCATCATAGAACATGCCGTCACCAAAATAGGCATCGTGCAGCAACGTGTATATCTCGTCTCTGTACTCCTTCACCATAACCTCCTAATATATGTTAATTCGGCCTGCACTTACCGTAGCGTAATTACAATATTCTGCTACACCTGTCAGTGCATCCGGTGCGTCATCATGTGTATTTTTACCTTCTCGCTGGTACCGTATCAAGGCATTATAAAATTCCGGCCATCGATCGCGCCAATTTGCCGGGAAATACATATGCTCCATGCACCACGTAGCATTAGATAATATTCTCGCTATTTTGTTCTTGCTTTGATGGAATGCATGAACGCTACAAGCGTTACTATGGTAGCGTGCCTCCATAATCGCTTTCACCGAACGAGCAAACCCTCGCCCGCCGTTATTGCTTTCAATATCCGCTACATTCACGCCATTATCTACGAGCATCTTAGCTGTTGCCGGTTCCGTTATTTCCATCCCATCCTTCGTATACAGCACGTCAAGAATATATGCTTCATTGTTGTATACGCCGTAACAAATACTACACAGATAATCTTTCCCTTCGTCCGCCGTATCTGTATAATTCTTCACGGCGGTAAATAATGGATAGCCAGCATCATTGCATGGCACAGTATCATAGGTCTTAAAGGAAGAATACAACCTACCTCGAATATCGATAGGTTCTTGTTGGTAGTTGGCACTGGCTATATCCGCGCCCATGGCTCGTACCTTTTCACAGTAGGATTCATAAGACAAGATATCCTCACAGAGCATCGTGCCATCATCTTGCAATGCCTTCATAGTGATGACCTGTGCATTCTTACCGTAATGCTCTATCGCCCGGCCAGCCAAATCATCCGATGCCCAGCGTGTCATGATAATAATGATTTTGCCACCTTCCTCCAGTCGGGACAGCATCGTATTCGTAAACCAATCCCAATGCTTTTCCTTCACCGATTCGTTATACGCTTCTTCGGCGTTTTTAATAACATCATCCACAATCATCAGCGAACAGCCAAACCCTGTCGCTGTGCCGCCCGGAGACGTAGCCAAGTAACTGTTATACGCTCCTTCCAGTGACCATAGATTCATACTGGCGTCGCCGCGTTTTATCTCTACATTAGGGAACACATCCGTGTAAACAATCCTATCCGGACTCGCTTTCACCTCTTGAATGCTATTGCGCACATTCTTAGAAAACATAGTCGATAGTGTTTCATTGTATGATCCCGTCATAATCTTTTCATGACTATTACGGCCAAGGACCCACTCTACAAATAGCCCTGCTGTTCGACTTTTACCGTGCCGCGGTGGTTCGTTGATGATGAGCACCTTAGCAGTTTGATCTTCATAGAAGGCTTGCATGGTATTACAGAGCTGTACTAAATACTCCCTGTCCTTTTTATAAAACGCCGGAGCTTTCAGGTGGCAATAATAAAAGAACTCGCGCCGAGCTAACTCCAGTTTTGCCTGATAGATAACATTACGCATCATCTATCAACTTCTTTATCTCTTCCGTTGTTATCCCATCAAAGGGATTGCTTATATTCGCTGCTACAGATACATCCTTTTTATCACGCCAGCCATCTATGCCATCCGGTTTCCTGTTTTTAAGCCAGAATATGGCTGCCGTTACATCCGGAGCTACTTGCTTCTTTACCGTTTTAGTCACACGCTCTTTATAGTCGTTCGCCTTTTTGTCCCATACAAGCCCCGTTGTTACTTCTTCGTATTCATAGCCTAAGGCACGTTTTAATAACGCATTTTCTACCTCTATATCCACTATCTCTTTTCCCCTTTTTAGGGTGTCGGAAATGTCGGGATACTTTTTCTTCCATGTGTACAGAGTATCACGACTAATTCCAATGTTCGAAGCTATCTGCTCATCGGTCAATCCATTCCGGGCCCACGCCTGTAATAGCGTCAGTTTATCCGGTGTTCTCCATTCCTGGTATTTTCCTTTTGCCATACAGGCACCTCCTTTCATGTCACCACATGCGCATTATTCGCCTTGTATTTTCTGCGTTCTCGTCTGACTCGGGCATGCTTACCTCGTAGTAGTGTATCCGGCGGAGCATAGGACCGACATACGCCATCCATCGCTATCGCTTTCGCCTTACACCATCCACCGCGATTATTTAAACAATGCCGTTTCTGACAATGTACATCTGTCATACCCCACCTTCTTTCCTAACAAAAAAGACGCTCTTACGAACGTCTTCACTAACAATAAAGGCACCCCAGCGCAGGATGCCTTTATCATATATATGCACTTTTTACAGTTTATATTGTATCACATGTCAATGGGGTAAAAAAAGGGAAAAAAGGGTAATTTTGGGCACGGTCTAATTTTTTTTACTTCTTCCGCATCATGGCATCGTAAAATGCTTCCAAGGCGTATTTAATTTTATGCTTCGTACTATCGTAGGACTCTCCGTTAAGGTCAGCAATTTCCGATACCTTATAGCCTTCACAATACCGTTGCATGAGTACGGCTCTGTACTCCGCCTCCGGAATCGCATCAATGATCACCAACATAGCTACACGCTTAGCCGCTCTATCTTCATACATCGTATTCAGTGTATCCCGTAACTCCTTCACCTTCTCTAATTGTAATAGCGTCGGCCGTTGCTTACGACTACCCCGTATGCTATTACCTAGGCTGCTGTCTTTAAATCCACTCGGGCACCCTTCACCTATAATCTTGTATATCTGTAATCGTAATACATCGCACTCTTTATTCAATGCCAATAGCTCGCCTAATTGCGTTCTTGCTATTCGTCGTTTTTCTATCACCGTAACCGCTGTCACTCTTCCTACCTTCCTTTTACCGCTTCCTCATTGCCTCGTCGCCATTCATGCCATGCGGCACGCCCTCGACGATTCCACGCCTTTGTACATGCTACTTTTGACATATGCCCTTCAAAGGATGTTACCGCTCCACAGAAGGAACAGACTATCACATAATGTGCATTAATGCCTTTAATACCCTGTGTAGTCGTTACCTCCTTTTCTCCACAAAAGGGGCATTCTTTTAATGTCATCATTCCTCTACCTCGTATCCCATTGCTTTTCGGTTTGCTTTTATAACATTATCGCTTGTCATACCTTCCCGTTCGGCTACGATGTCAATTAGCTCTTCCTTTCCCACGTGCCCGGCGTGAGCTGCTATATGGCAATCAGCACAGAGTTGTATGAGATTTTCCCTGATATCACCGCCTCCGGAACCAACTGTATATACATGGTGCGGCTCTCCATATGAAGGCTTTCCGCATCGTTCACAGATTTGCTTTCGCATTTCTTGAATGACTTTTCGATTTCGTATTCGCTTGTGTTTGCTTAACTCCATTGTTTTCCCTCCGTTTCTTCTTATATGCTGCGCATGTATCACAATTAATCGCTTTCATTACATACACCTGCTTCAAGGGTATGAATATCTTTTTCTTATGCGGACATGCGTCTTTAACAAATACGCTACCTAACGCACCTACCTTTCTTGCATATATACATGTACGTGCTTTTTTATATTCCTGTTTCATGGCTGCCTTTCTACCGCATCATGCCCACTTTGTTGATATTAATAAAGTGGGCTATGTGCGTATTCTATCCAACAAAATCAAATAATGTAGGTTCATCCCGTATCAGTTCTTCCTGCTTGAGATATCCTAACCCATCACGGAAATAATCCGGATTGAGTTCTATGCCTATGCCATACCGGCCCATCTTAACGGCCATCATGGGTACCGTCATTAATCCGCCGAATGGATCCAGTACGACATCGCCTTTATTGCTGTACCGATTAATGAGCCGTTCTACGGTATCAATTTGTAACGGGCATACATGCATAGCCTTTCGCTTTCTGCTTTGTGATGTGTTTAGCGTGCGCATACGGTTAATATCATCCCATACATCCATATTCCAGGAACCCGGCGCAACTACCATGAAGGATGATGGCAGCTTACCGTCCGCATCAAGTTTCTTTGCCAGTTCTACATGTTCTTCATAGCTATATACCGTATCTCGGGAATATTTACGATACACCGCCTGCAAGTCTTCTACCGGCATATTCATGAGTTCTTCTTTCGTGAGTAACCTATCTCCGGATGACCTCCAATACCCATGTGCATCGATTTGCCACTGTGCTCTTGTGTATGCGCTCTTGTCCTTAGTAACCGGCGTATCTGCGTACGCATTCGATGTATCCGATGGCAGCTTGCGGAACAACAATACATACTCCGGACAACCGACACTCATTTTTGTACCGTCCTTGCACTGCTCCGACCAGCCTAACCGGTAGGTTTGATTATTCTCACGCACTACGTCCGTTACAATGGTTATCATGCCCATATACTGGAATCCATGTTTCATATAATGAGCAATACATAACGCGTGAAAGGGATCCATTGTTGGCATTCCCGTACCAGTGGCATTACCGAATAGAATTCTATCCTTCACATGGCATGCAAATACACGTCCCGGTTTCAATACCCTAAGTAGGTTCGGACTGAGGTAATCCATTTGTTTAAAAAATTCTTCATTGTCTTTATTGTGCCCGAGGTCATTATATGATGGCGTGTATTCGTAGTGATTGCTGAACGGTATAGATGTGACAATCAAATCTACGCTATTATCTTTCATCTTCGCCGTTTCCAGTACACAATCATTATGTATGGCCAGATAGTTATTTCCTTTGACTTCCACGCGTTCCACCCCCATTGACCGCTCCATGCGGTGTATTCTGTTACTGTTTGATAATCCGTATTCCTTAATGACGTTCGTCATCTGTTCGGTTAAATAGTTATGCTGCCGCCATTTCTTTTTTAAGGCTTGCAATATCATCTCTTCCGTTTCCATGTAGATGATGTCTATGATGACTTCTTTCGTTTGCATGAACCGGTAAATACGGTGTATCGCTTGTATAAAATCGTTAAATTCATAATCAATACCTACGAATATCGCCCTGTGGCAATGCCGTTGGAAGTTACACCCTTGGCCGCTGATTTCCTTTTTCGTAGCCAGTAGCCGGATATCTCCGTTGGCGAATCCGATAACATTCTGTTCCCGTTTATCGTAGTCTTGGCTGCCATACACTTCCACCGCATCAGGGAGCGCACGCTTAATGGCGTGACGCTCTGCCTCTAGGTCATGCCACAGGATGAAATGATCTTCCGGATTTTGTTCTACAATCTCTTTCATCTTTGCTACTCGTAGGTCTATGCTTTCCCGTTTCTCACGCGCTGCGTCTTTCAATGATAACGCTGCATCTCGGATTATCTGCCCTTGTCCATCGCGGTCATAGGTGATATGCTCATCGCTTAGCTGTATCCGGTGATAGTTTACTGTAAGCGGTGGCAGGTCATAGCCGGTATCATCAAATCCTAAATCACTAGGCTTAGTAATGAAGAGTCCCCAACTGCTAACCCACAACCAAAATTCTGCTTCCTTGTGCGGGTATAAGGTAAGGTTATTGGCTTTCGTACTGTCACGCTGAAAGAACCGTGTAAGGGCTTGCCCTGTATCCATGATTTCCAAATATCCGGCATAATGGATCAACTCTTTGTACTTGTTCGGGGACGGTGTCGCTGTCGATACTAGCTTATACGGTACGCCTTGGAATTTGTCCAGGAATGTTTGATAGGTCTTACTGCCGAAGCTGCGTAATACACTGGCTTCATCTAGGCTTGTACAGGTAAAGTATTTTGGATTGATATCCCCGTCCCGGACTCGTTCATAATTTGTCATCACGATAGTTGTTTCGGCTGCCTTTGCCTCTGCCATAGTGCGCACATACGTTGGTGGCTCAATTTGCAATAGTTCGACCGCATCACGGGTAAATTCTTGCTTTACGCCCAGCGGTAATACAATCAGTGCCTTACCGCCTTTATGTGTTGTAACCTGCCTGCACCATTCTAATTCTTGGATGGTCTTGCCTAAGCCAAAGCTTTCAAATAACGCCCGCCTGCCGCCTTCCAGTGCCCACTGAACGGCTGCACGCTGATGTGGCTTTAACGCCGGATGTATTTCACTATCCGGCACCTTAAATCCACTTTTTTCGGCAATGGCCATCTTGGAGTGCAAAAACTCGTCATAAGTCATGCCATTAGTTATCATCGGTATCATGTGTATCCTCTCCGTTCAATATCACGCCCAACAGTACATACTTGCCATCCTTTTCCACGTAGGTATCATAGCCGTGCATGTCTAATATCATCGCCATCGTATTCGCTTGTTTGGTAAATCGTTCGTTGGCCGGTATGAGTACCATGCCTGTATTATTCCGTTTCGCATCATCAATGCATTGCCATACATGTCGCTCATACATGCCCATGCGTTCCATGTCTCTATCCTCTGCCATGTGTTATATCTCCATTGTTACGTTATGCGCTATAATCTCCGTGACTGCTTTTTCTATGCCATCCTTTGTCGTGTAGGTTCTCGTATGTAACGTACCCCATACATGTACGCCTTCACCGAATTTTAATATGCCAATTTCACTAGCATTCCGTAGACTTACCACTCTGTGATATTCTCTCTTTTCTCTGTCATTGTCCCGGTAGGTTACCATCGTAAAGATAGCTACCTCCCGATTGTCTTTTGTATAGCCCACTACCGCATCATTCACTAGCCAACCAGCTAAGTGTACTTCATTTTGACTTATCATCTTGTTCCCTCCACAACCAGCAGTACGGACATTCTGAGTGTTCACATTCTTCATCCCATAACGGGATATTATAGGCTAAGAGTGCCTCACGTAATTCGCAGCCTTCTACGTCATCGCCCTTCTTAGTGCAATTCTTACACACACTGCCCATAGCATACGCGGCTAGGGTGTCCATTTTTTCATGTGCCTCATCTATGTAGTCTTCCTCATATAGTCGCTCTGTATCGGCTACTACGGTAAATCGATTATGCTTTGACGCTCGTAATAAGGCTTGCTGATGTTTTGGTTCTAAGCTTTGTACTAAGCGTTCAAATACGACTTTTATATTCGTCCGGCTGGCTCGCAGCCGTCCCCGTTCATTGCCATCGATCTTTAATACCGCTATGACCTTATCCAGTACATCGAGCATCATGCCTAACATGATGACTGTATTCTTCTGCTCTTTGTTTAAGTATTTAAGTGTAATCATCGCTTTCCTCTCCTATGCGAAGTAGCCGGTATGATCGATACGGGTAGCCTTCCACATTAAAGCCAATAAAAATACTATCCACATCAACATACCACCCTTTCGGTGGTCTGATATCCTCTCGCCAAAAATCCGACCGTAGCTTTTCCGTTTTCTCCTTCGGTTTCTCAAGATTCTGACTGCTATACCAACGTCGGGTAAAGACCTCCTCTTTTCTATCAAAGGCCGTCCGTTCTTCCTTTACGTAGTAGCTTGCTAGCCGTATGGCATCCTCCGGTTGTCCTTGGTATACCTGTATATCGATTCGACCATGCTTCCAGTACCGCCGGAGATGTTCTACCTTTATGCCAAACCCTCGGTTCATCAATACATGGAAATGTATTCGGTTTTTCCCTTCCACCATGTATATGTACTTATACGAGCTATCATTACGCCGGTATAACTCTGTCATGCGCCGGTTGAACCGTTGTATATCTTTTTTCGCCTCTTCCGGGGTAGGCTGTTTATGATATGTAAGTGTTACCCAATAATCGCCTTCATTAAAATTCATATCAATATACATCATGAGTTTTGTAGCTGCCAGCCTGGCATTACATCGTGCTACCTCTTCCCGGGTAGGATTTGATTTCTTTGCCCTCTTTTGGTGCTTATTGAATTGTCTTTTTGAGCAATAATCTAGTACATGACGTATTCGTCTTGATTCAATCGTCTTTCTTTTTCGCATAGCAACTCCAAAACGGCGAGATGATAATATATAGTATCAAGGCTAAATGCGGATTCCCTCCGCATTTGACCGACTACTTCACCATTCATAAAAATATATAAAACAGGTGCAAAAAATCCCCGCCTATGCTATACTCAAATTGCTGATTTGGTTTCGCATAGGCGGAGCTTGGCGGCTTATCTATCATTAGGTAAGCCGTCTTTTTCTTTATGTCCGCACCGCGTGATACCTTCAAATCTAAAACGGTACGCGCATGTCTTGCATCTCTGCAATGGCTCTATTCTCTTCGTCACGGCGCAATGGACGTGGCTTTTCACTGTCTGTACCTTCCTTTCCTTCATTCGTATCCTCCACAACTTCAATCTTTCGTAACATTTTCCGGAATGCCTCATAGTTCATTTTCATTACCTTGCCGTCCGCATCAAAGCGTACATAGAATAGTCCCGTATCGTCATCGATGCTAAGCATCATACCCTCATATAAAAAGTCTTTAAGGTCTGCATGGTCCAGCGTTTCGAAAAATTCTGGATCCATCATATCCGGCGCGGCTAAGGTACCCCACGTTTTACGCTTAATTCGTACGGTCCCGGTATGCCGTCCCTTCCGGAACGTGTAATCAATTACATACTCTTTTTTCACGTAATTTCCCTCCTTGTATACTGCCATCCTCCAGAGACATATAAATTATCCCTAATAAATCTTTTACTGTAATCGGCTTCCCGTCAGTATAACTATTAAACTTCTCCGTCGCTGCCTCAATCGCCGTCAACATAGCCGCACAGATGAGTGCTAACCGTCCCCCGCTCTCTACGTTTTCCGGAACGCTTATCTTTCCTTTAGACACTACCGGCATAGACTTCATCTCTTTGATACGCTTACCGTCCGTCATGGCACTTGTTTCTACTTTGAGTACTAATGTTTCTTCGTTCATATTTTTTCTCTCCTCACCGTATACGTCACTTTATATTGCCCGTCTTTATGCTCCACGCGCTGCATTAATTCACCACTACATGATGTATCTATCCGTTCGCCAATAAGCACGCATATCGCACCTACAGCAATAATAAGCAGCTGCAGCGTAATATCCGCATCATGATCGATATCCATGTGCCCGACACTGCCTAGCCATAGCAACATGCCTAAGCCAATAAGGCCATATTTGAGATACACCTTCATACAATCACCACCTTTCTATACCACCGTTTCACCAAAGCGTATGTCTGTTTTTCTATCAATGTACGCCTGTAATTTGAGTCTGTTTACCTTGCATTTTCCACCTCGTTCACCAACACAAATGGATGGAAATGCCGACTCCCGACGCCACTCTTCTAATACCTCTCGGCTAATACCCGTTAAGGCTGACGCCTCATCTAGGCTTAACATCATCTTGTGCCATATCGGTATCTCCGGCTTTTTCATGTACTCACCTCTTACTTCCTAACTGAAAGAGTGCAATTACAGCCGTACTCTTTTTGTATTTTCACCAACTCTTTAATCCATTCTTTAAATTCATCAATGTCAAATGCTTTAAATGACATTTCTACATTCACTTCAAATTTTGGTTCCCAGTTCATTCTCTTACCTCCATCTAAATTACCTGTATCCTAATAGCATTAACACAACTTTTCCTAGGTTAAAAATTGTAATTAGTACGGCCACTGTTATAATCACGATGTTAATTCGAGTTATATACCGTGCGTCATGTAACCGTTCATCAACCGATGTGTATTCTTTCTTGAATAGCACTTCCCTAAATCTCTTTATATGTCGCTTAATTACCTTCAAATACTTTCCCCTCCTTCTTGTCACATAAGTTTGAAATGCAGTATATATAAAGACCATAGAAGAGCTAACGCAAACAATAGAGCCGTAATATCCGCCATGTTTACGTCCTTTTTAACTCTCGCCCACAATGACGGTCTATTATGCTGCACAATTCTGTAATCACCACAGTAAATCGCCATAAATCTATTCGTCATAATTCTTATTAATTCTTTTCCCGGGCATTTTTCTAAATTACAATTGTATTCTTTCTTTAATACCCAACAATCACATTTCGTTTTTAACTTTCCTCCACATGCTGTACAAAAGTTGCCTGCGCTTACTTCAGTACTACATGTGGGGCATTTTATTTTTTCGTTCATCTATTTGACATACCTCAAATTAAACTTGTCTACTTAACTTCTTTAAGAAATGAACAAAGCACACAATCCACTGATACGGAAAAACAGCGAGAAGTATAAAGATATACAGAGTTACTGTAATCGTGTATCTAACATCAGTAACTTGTGAGCCTAATAATATTAGAATTACCGATAAAATATTTCCAAAAACTGAAATATATACTAGCTTTTTAAGAGCCTCCTCTCCTTGAGGCCCTTTTTTATTACTTTCCATTATTATCACCTCCTTATACTATAATTGGACACAGAAAGGCTATGTTACTTAATGTGGTTAATTAGTATTATTATTACCATTGGCTGTACTGCTATAGCACATTTTGATGCAAGCCAAGTACATCAAGATTTTCTAATACAACAAAGCACATCCCAAAACAGTAACCCTACTACTAACAACCAGCCAAACGACGATAAATAATATCCGTAATCATTATGTGTAGTAGCCATCATTATTGATGTTGGCAATGCAACCACTAACTTCAATGCCGTTTTACAAACTATTAATTCTATCCTATTTAGAGCTGCATCATATTGTGGCTCTTTTTTATTACTCTCCATGTGATCACCTCCCTCAATTCATCTTTTTAGATTTTACGAACTATATTTCGTACAAAGGTGTAAAAAAAAGATAGTCGACTGTATCTTTAGAATTTAAAGCTCTTTGTATTAACTTAGCATCCCCAAGCGTGACCTGAGTGCGCCCAGCCAACTTATCTCTAAGTGTAGAATATGGTATTCCTGTACTCTCTGCTAATTTTCTTCTACTCATACGGAGTCTTCCTAGTTCTGCTTCTAAGTTAGGATAAAGTACATTATGCTTTTCTTCCATCATATTATCACCTCTTTTCATTTGTACGTTATTTCGTCCACAACATCATAATATATGACATTCTATTTTTAGTCAAGCGATAAATCGTACATTTTATTATTTAAATCGTTACGCATTGTTGATATTTCGTCCACCTTATAATATAATGGAGCCATAAAAGAAGGGAGGTGTAATTCTATGACCAGAGAAGAATTCTTACGAAATAAAATATTAGAAAAATATTCTCTTCGAGCTTTTGCCGATTTAATAGGTATGCCTCATACAACATTAAACTCTATTTTAAAAAATACTAATGGTGCTTCTGTTGCGAATTTAAAAAAGATTTGTAATGGTTTGGGTATTACTTTGGACTATCTTGCCAATTTTGATGATAATGCTAAGGAAATTTCAATATCAACACCTCCCAAGCCAAATGACCTAAATAAATTTCTTCAACAATCCCAAGTCATTTTTGATGGTGAAACCTATTCGCTTGATGATGAAGATAGAGAACTAATTATGAAGTCGCTTGAATTTGCTTTCACTGCGGCAAAGCAAGCTAATAAACGTAAAAAATAAGGGGCTATGTGAATGAAAAATATCAAATTACGAGTTGCTAATTTGGTAAAAAAATATGGAACGGCTAATCCGTTCCAGTTGGCCAGTGACCTAGGTATATTAATTTGTTATATGCCTCTTCCCTCGGGTATTCGGGGCTATCTCACTAGGCCGTTGCGAAAGAAGGTGATTATGCTTAATTCAAATTTATCAGAGCAGGAAGTTCCCATCGTGATTGCCCATGAATTAGGACATGCGATGATGCATTGTACGAAGCATTATGTATTTCATGCTGATTCAATTAATTTTGTTCACGCAAAAGAAGAATTTGAGGCTAATCTATTTGCACTATATCTTCTATCGCATTCGCATGATGTGGACCCTCGGTTGCTTGAAGCTGCGCCACGGAATAAGGATCTCATGACGTACCGTGAAGCGCATGAATTATTGTGTAGGTGTGTTACTGTTTAGGCAAAGGAGTTTATCCTTATGACTGATCAACTAAATCACGCCAATTCTAACAATCCATTTTTAGAGAAATGGTATCATAGAAATTGGTTTATTTATTCAGTATTACTACTTTCTTCTTTTATTCATTTTATCTCTATTTTCCTTATTCCTTTTCTACGTGGAAAAATCCGTTCCTATCAGCAACGATTAATTTATCTAGAATCACTGTACCAAAATAAAGAGATTTCAGATTCCTTGCTTTCATCTGCGCGAGAATCAGCAGATAAAATAATCCAAAACGCTGAGAATCAAGCTAAGCAAATGCTACTAAACGCATTCCTAGAAGCATCTGAAGTAAAAACTTCTGCCACCGCCGAAATCTCAGATTCCTCATCTTTACCTACAGACGATATTATCCCTGTTGAAAAGTTACAGGATATCAATACCGCTATTTTTCTTAATATGATTAAAAACCATCACGTGAACGGCCATTTTCCTAATTATTTTACTTATAAATTTGGTTTAAGATGGAAAAATCTCATTGAAAAAAATATTAATCTTGGATTATTAACCTTTAAGTCTCCAGAAGAATCTCTCAGAAATCTTACCGCTCAGGATCTCAAAGTACTTCTAAAGGCACATAATCTAAAATCCTCTGGATTAAAACATGAGCTTTTAAAACGAGCATCAACTCAACTACCTATTGATAGCCTAAAAGATCAATTACCGCAAATTTATACTCCTACCAAACAGGGAAAAGAACTCATCGAGAAGCATATGCCATATATCCAAAACGATGTTGATAACTATTTCTCAAAAGGCGAGCTTTACCAAATTATTAGCCGTCACGAGCTTTATCGTGTACATATTAATACCACCGACATAATTATAGAGGCTCTATCTTGTCGTATTGACTATTATTTGGAACATAAAGACTGGACTTCACTTTCATATGCATTGCACCGCATGGCCAGTCAATATTTAGCAAAAGAGGATTATAAACAATACTTTTACTTCTATTTCTCTTCTCTGTACATTAACATATCCGGTGCCACTAATAATGATTCAGTGATGAGGCTTAACCACTTGCGCTTAAACTCTTATTATATCCTTACTTTAGAGAACCTTATCTTAAAGAGTTCTTTTACCAATGAGCAAATCAAAACCTTATTTTTCGAATCCGCACAAAAAATGGATTCTCTTCTGCCTTTTTCCTATTTTACAGTCGATAGTGCCTATCAAATTTTTGTCAACTATCTTAATAAATCAATTGTTAACTTAGATTATTACGAGAATATTGCCAAACCATCTCCAAAACCTTTTTATGAAATTTAAAATTCCTGAGATCAATCATTGGAAAAGTTATTGAACTACGACGGCCTATATGAGATTTCTTTTATCATGTTATTGATAAAAAAGTACGTTACATATTTTTACTGGAGTACTAACATGGACAATATAATTATTTATAACACCGATGACGGAAATACGAATGTAAAATTATATGCATACGATGGTACTGTTTGGATGACTCAAGCACAAATTGCAGACTTGTTTCAAACTACTGTTCAAAATATTGGATATCATTTAAGGCAATGCTTTAAATCAAGCGAACTAGATATGGATTCAGTTGTAAAACATCATTTTATAACTGCAACAGATGGAAAAAATTACAAAACTGCATTCTATAATTTAGATGCTATTTTAGCTGTTGGGTTCCGCGTTCGTTCAAAGCGTGGAACTCAATTTAGAAAATGGGCAAATACCACTCTAAAAGAATATTTAAAAAAGGGGTTTGTAATTGATAGCGAACGTTTAAAAAATCCGGATGGACGACCCGATTATTTTGATGAGCTATTAGAGCAAATTAGGGATATTCGAGCAAGCGAAAAGAGGTTCTATCAAAAACTTAAAGATCTATTTGCTTTATCCTCTGATTATGACCCCACGGATACTGAAACTATTAAATTTTTTACAGAAACACAGAATAAGTTTTTGTATGGAGTGACCGGTAAAACTGCGGCTGATTTAATTATTGCCCGTGCTGATGCTACCTTGCCTAATATGGGACTAACATCTTGGCAAGGTGCAATCGTCAGAAAAAAAGATATTACAATCGCAAAGAACTATCTTTCGCGCGATGAAATAGATTCATTGAATAGGCTAGTAACTATTTTCTTAGAAAGTGCTGAATTTAGAGTAAAACAGAGAAAAGATTTAACGTTAAGCTATTGGCAAAACAATGTCAATAAATTACTTATAGACCATGATATTCCTCTCTTGCAAGGATATGGTCATACGTCTAAGAACTCTATGACTCATTACGTAGAAAATGAATATCTAAAATTTGATTCCAGAAGAAAGCAAAAAGAAGCCAAAGAAGAAGATTTAAAGGAGCTTATTGAAATCGAAAAGTCAATTACTAAAAAACCTTAAAATAAAAAATCCCCCACCCCGCTGCAACGGGATGAGGGAAACTCAATATCAGCACGGAGCTGTATACCAAGCCTAAGCAACTTATATTATACACGCTCCGGGCTTAGTTTGCCATACAAAGGAGCGTGATTTTTTATGGCACGATTAAAGAAACGTACCGATGGTCGCTACGCTGCCACGGCTATGATTAATGGTAAGAAGCATTTCTTCTACGGAAAAACAAAAGCCGAGGCGCAAGCTCATAGAGATAAGGCATTAAAGATACATGCTGTAGCCGGAAATTATGATGGCTCAATTACTCTAAACGAATGGGCCTCTGAATGGCTCTCCTTTAAACGCAGCCGAGTAACTGAATCCACATTAGCCAGTTATCGGCAAGTTATAAACCACTACATTCTCCCTTATCTTGGTACGGTCAAGTTATCTAAACTATCAGCCTTGAACATACGGAGGCTGCTTGATGTATTACGGGATACCGGTCTATCTCCCCGTATCCAAATCTACGCTTATACACTGGTAAAAGCAATGCTCACACAGGCCGTAAAGGATGAGCTCATATTGAAGAATGTGGCCATTAGCATCGAGAAGCCTAAGCATACCAAAGTGCGCCAGATGGTTACCTTATCCAAAGAAGAGATTAAGCAGTTTATGGCTGTAATTCCGTCAGGAATTCATCGTCGCCTCTTTGCACTCGCCTTTGCTACCGGGCTACGCCGTTCTGAACTACTAGGATTACGATGGTCAGATGTCAATTTTGCCAAAGGAACCATATCTATCCAACAAACTGTATTACGCATCGGCAACGATATCGTTATATCCCCCACAACGAAAAATAAGAGTTCTAAGCGCACACTTTCTATTCCTGCGACTGTTATATCTCAATTAAAGATACAACGCCTAGAAACGCAAAAATGGCGGTTAAAATCCAACGAATGGAACGACAACGACTTATGCTTTCCAAAACTTGACGGATCACCCATGTATCCTACCTATCTGTCACAGCTCTGCAAAAAATATGCTACATTGTCCGGATTTAAGGATTTTACCTTTCACGATATACGTCATACCCATGCAACGCTACTTATCGAAGCCGGTGTAAATTTCAAAGTAATCCAAGTCCGCCTCGGCCACTCATCATTTAAGGAAACGATGGATACATATTCTCATGTAACCCCTATAATGGAAGCTGATGTAATTGAGAAACTGGAAAGCATACTTTGA